TTATCTCCCATTCTTCGCATCTTCGATAGATCTCACTACTTGTTGGTAAGAAATTCGATTTTCCTTCATCTTATTTTGCATAATACGCCTAATGTTCTTCATTGCCTCAGATTGAGTTTTAGGAATTGTCATATGATTAATAGCCATATTCTCATCCTCCTTTTTCCGATCCATCTAAACACCTCACAAAAATGATTGCTTATTATACAATCACATTGTGCGTTCGGTGAATGTACAATAAGTGTAATACAATCAGGCATCATAAACAAGTTTTTTCCACTTCTCAGTACCCTTTTCCCCTATTTTTGCTATCTTATGCTTGTTTTATGCAGTTAATGCTCCAAAAAGCTCTTAAACCCTCACTTATAAGTGGCAAAAGTATGGCTTGACAAAAAAGGGTGTACTTCCCACTCGAAAAATGAACTGGAAGTACACCACTGTTACCCAATATTAAAATTAAGTCCTTTTTTTCGGACTATTTGTGATTTACTTGAACACCATATTCGCTGTCTCTTTTGCATTGCTGACTTCTGTAATTGAAAATTCGAGCTTTACATAATTTTTAACAGTTGCGTTTCCTGCTTTATATAGAGCCAGCATGTATACTGGCTCATGAGTTGTTGAAATTTAACCCCTTGTTTTTGAGGCCATTTGTAAATTGCTTGTACATTAAATCAACAGCTTTCTGAGGATTCCCAGTTTCTTTAATGGTTACTGTAAAGTTAAAGTCATTGTTTACTGTAGAAGTCTCTGTTTTGTTGCTAACAAGAGAATCTGGAACGTTTGTTTTAACGTTTGCACTTAAACTTGGTATTCCAAACTTACCACCAGCAAACGAAACATCACTAAGGAAATCTTTATACTTACTTAAATCGGGCTTTGCAGAAGGGGTACCATTTAAATCTTTTTCCGACAATTCACGTACAGTGTCTACTGCTTTAAGCATATTTTTTGTGTCTGACTCATTTAAGATGAGTTCTCCACTATCCACTACTGCGAGAGCACCAGCCGCTGGTAGTTTACCTACATGCCCTCCAGTTTTAAACCTGGCAACCTTTTGACCGGTGGTATTGCCTTTGACAACGGTATTTAAGGCATTAGAAGCTTCTTTAAGCTTATCAATAAGGTTATTAGAGATGCTTTTCCCAATGGACTCCATATTGCTGTTAATGAACTTAGAGAATTCATTCAGTTGCTTAGAGATGTCAGTGATTTTCCCGTTCATGAGTTTGTCTTCAATTTTCTTGAATTCTCTCTCATCATTCGTCAGGTTATCATATTTGTCATTTATGGCATCCTGATCTTTTTCAAGTTGGTCTTGAAGTGCTTCCTTACGTTTCGTATTACTACGATCTTTAAGGAACTCATCCAATGCTTCTTGCTGTTCTTGAAGCTGCTTCTCTAAGTCTTTAACCTGTGATTTCGCTTCATCTGAGTCATCAAGGGATAATTTACTGATCTTTTCTTTGGTTTCTTGAATAGCCTGATTCTTTTCTTTGAGCTCTTTTTGGTATTTAGCTTCATCATCAGTTTTATCAATCTCATCAATCAAGTCTTGTGTAGCTTTTTGGTGCGCTTTTAATTCGATATCACGCATCTTTTCGTACATCTCTTTGTAGATAGAGACAACTTCATCAGCAAGAGATTTATAAATGTCCTTGATCGATTTTTTGGTGTTATAAAGCTCCAGATTAAAATCTTTCTGTTTATCTTTCCAATTTTCGATCTCAGTTGTAATTTGCTCTTGTATTTCTGGAAAGCCCTTTGCTGCTTTTTTCTGTTCCTCTAATTGCTTGATGTACTTTTTGGCCTCAGCCTGTTGTTGCTGTACTAATTTGACTTGCTGACTATAATATTTGACCTTATCCTTGTCTTTTTCAGTCATTGATATTTTATTATCAACGTCTTTAATTTTGGATTCAGTCTTATTTGATGATTTTTGAATTGACTTTAAAGTTTCATCTACTTTAGATTGAACTATTTGCCCTTGCAATTCCCTTACTTGCTCTTGAAAGTTGATAAGGTCTATTTTAGCTTGCTTCAGCTCTTCTTTAAGTTGAGCTTTTTGGGCAGAATTCAAATTCTTATTGGCTGAAATTTCTTTTTGTATCCATGAAACCTTTTGACTCTGAATCTTTTGCTGTTCAGCCATTGCTTTTTTCTGTTCTGCAGTATATTTTCTAAACTGTTTACTGTCTGACAGATAATGACTTGCTAAGGCTTGGTTCTTGGCAATTGCCAAATCATAGTCACCAATACGCTTATCAAACTCATCAAGCTTTGACTGTACAATTTCGTATTGAAGCTCTTCTATTTGTTCTCCAACAGAACTGATATCACCTTGGAGGGAGAGGAGGTCGGATTTAGCTTGCGCTATTGCTTGTTGTCGTTCTGCTTCAGCTTGAGATGCATCTGAAATAGATGTACCGACACCTTTTAAATACTTCTCAGGGTCAATCGTCTTTCCGTTTTCCTCAATTTGAAGATGAAGGTGATTTCCTGTTGAATTACCCGTGCTGCCAACTTTACCAATGGTCTGGCCAGCTTTAACAGTTTGACCGGCTTTAACAGAAGGGGTATCAAGCATATGCATATACTTAGCAACTTTTCCATCATCCTGTTGAATGACAACCCAGTTACCGGCAGTTTTACTATAACCAGCAATTTGAACTTTTCCACTCTGAACGGATTTAATTGCGGTTCCAGCTTTCGCTGCGAAGTCGATACCTTTATGTGGAGTTGATCGGTAAGCGCCATCTTGCGCATTATATTTAGAACTTATTCTAAACGCACTGTTCTTCGTGTAGTAGCTTGCAATGGAGGAATTAGCAGAAGTCATTGACTTGGTGTAATTTGACATGATCTTCTGTACATAATTCTGAGTTTCCTTGAAAGGAGGGACGCCGCCGTATTTGATTACATTACCAGGCCCTGCGTTATAAGCAGCAAGTGCTTTCTCAACATTGCCACCAAATTTGCTTAGTTGTTGAGCTAAATATTTCGTGCCACCCATAATGCTCTGATAAGGATCATAAACATTGTTTACACCTAAGCTTTTAGCAGTGGAAGGCATCAACTGCATCAAACCAGCAGCCCCGGCTCCAGAACGAGCCCTTGCATTGAATCCTGATTCTTGTTGGATTACAGCTGCAATTAGAGCTGGATCAACACCGTATTTGCTTGCGGCAGAATTAATGTAGCTGGAGTATTTACCGGAGTAAGACCCGCCACCGGAAGAATAAGAACCACCAGAAGATGAACCAGAGGAAAGGGAAGAGGTAACTATACCGTACTGAGGAACATTACCAGATTTAATTTGATCCTTGAGAAGTTTGGCTTGTTCCTGCATGAGCTTTTTCTTTTGCTGGAGCTCTTTGATTTCTTTCTTTAGGTTATTTCTGTAATTTTGAGACCATTTTGCATAGTCGTTTAACTTCTTGTTTTGTTCGTCAATTACAGATGATACCTTTTCTAAAGCCTCTTTATACTTATCAGTTACATAAGTAGATGTTTTGGTTTCTTCATTTGCTTTCTCTTGCTCGTCTGTCCATTTTTCAAGGGAAGTGCCTGATTCTATTAACGCTTGTTTATTTGTTTCCTGGGTAGATGCAGCTTCTTCTGATGCTGAGATATAAGCTTGGATAGCCGACCTTACACTATCCATCTGGGATCTTTCACTATCCGAGTATCCACCAGGCTGTAACATTTGCTTTTCAATCTTATGTAATTCTTTCTTCGCATCAGTTACATTGTTAATTGATTTAACTTCAAGCTGAGACAATTCTGCTTCGGATATATCAAGTTTACGCTCTCTTCGTAGCTTTCTAAGGCTGTCAATCCTTAACGTATCAGCGTTTAAGGTCTTAATAGCGTTGTTAACCTCGGTTTTCATTAGGTGATTGCTATACCGAACCATGTCATCATACGCATCAAGTTTAACTTTTCTCTGACGAATTACTTCATCTCGGTTAACCTTTATAACACCATTTTCATAACTTATTGCTTTGGCTAATTCTTTATCTTTTTGGATTAGAGCATTAGCTTCATTGGCAGAAATGCTCTTTCCTTCAGCCATCTTTTCTAAAAGCTCATTTAAAGGCGCAACTTGTTCTTTGGTGTTATTAAAAACATCTCCGTTAAGGATATCTTGAACAGAGCCAAATTTTATTCCTTCTGAGAGTTCTTTAATAAGATCCTTAATCTGATTGATATCATTTGCTTCAAGCGCCTTTTTTAGCTTTTGACCGAAATCATCAGCTTCGTTACCTGCTTCAGCAAGGGTTTCACCTAAATCACCAACTTCAGATTTAACAGATGAAACGGCTTTGTCGCCATCTTTAATGTTCTTTTGTGCCTTATCAAAACTCAACTTAAAGACATCAATTGATGAACCAGAGTCAGCATAGGTCTCTAAAAGGGTTTGCAGGTCTTTTTTTGCGCTATCAAATGCTTTTTCATCGTTTGAATTCAACGCTGATTGCATTTTTTCTTGAAGTTTACCCAGTGCAGAAGAGAATTTTTCAAGATCCTCAGGATTCAAGTCGTCTTTTAGAGTAAGTTTATCAACAATATCAGCGAGACTTGCCTTTAACGTATTGCTGATATCAATTTTACTGTAAGCTTCTGCAATGGATAGTACGCTGTCCCTAACTTTTGCATTACCGCTAGAGATATCATTTTGAACCCTATTTATATTCCGCTGTGCTTTATCAGCTTCCAACTTATAGTCATTTTCATCTGAAATAGGACTTTCTAAGAAAGACCAGAAATTCTTGCCTTTTGAATATTCTTTGGCCATCTTCTCATACTGCTTCAGTTCGTCCTTAGACTTTTCAATTCCTTTTGAAGCGTCTTCGAACGTCTTTTTAGCACCGTCTTTCGTCTCTGTCTTTTTGAGCTCAAGATATTCTTTGGTATTCTTAATAGCCTCCTCTAAAGCCTTATTACTCTTTAGAATTGCATTACCTTGAGAATCATAGCCTTTAATTAAAGCCGGAAACGATTGTGCTAATTGTTGTGTAACCTGAAGGTATTCCTGTTCTTCATCAGATGTAAGGGTTCTTGAATCTTTAGCTTTTTGAAGATCCTTATATTGTTTAATCAGTTTGTCTGTAGAGTCTTTGTTGGTTGTAATGGCTTCAATGTTGGTTTGCTGACTTTGTTCAAAGTCTTCTTTTGCTTTCTTTGCATCAGCGAATGCTGTAATTATTTTTTCTAAAGCAAAACCAATACCAGCAAAGGCAACGCCTACTACTGTAGATGCCAACATACCTCTCCAGGCAACAGTAAACGACCTTGTAGCAATTGTAGCTCTTGTCATTCCCGCTTCTATCCCAATTGCTGCTCTTTGGGCTTCAGTTAAAGAATTCGCCCCAAAAATCATTGCTGTTTGAAGCAAACGCATATTCTTATTAAAGCCAACTACAGCAAAGTTTGCTGTCATAAAAGCAATTGGAAGGAATCCGATACCCTTTACAGCTGAAGTAACAGCTTTCAGAAGATCCCCAACTACAGATACAGCATTAATTAAACCATCACTAATAAATGCATCTCCTGATGCTACAGCTAATTCAGTGAACTTATTTTGAAGTTTATTTAATCTTGCCTGTAAGCTGTCTGCATATTTCTGTTGCTCGCTCCATGCACTCCCAGCGGAATTAGCGGCAGTCGTTGCGGCATTCTGGGCAATAGAGAAATTATTCATCATTGCATTAAATCGAGATAATTGATGGATGTTTGCAACGCCAATAGAAGTGTTTTGTTTTTGGGCATCAGTTAACGTATCCCATTTGGCTGCTACCTCATTAATCAACTCACTTGCTGACTTAGCTTCTCCACCCGCAGTCTTTACAGAAATTCCGATCTGGTCTAAAGCTTTAATTGAGCTTTCGTTATTCCCGATACGTGCGAAAATCGTCTTTAATGAGTTACCAACAATGTTTCCTGATTCACGAGTGGTACTTGCGATGGCCGTGGTGTATCCGATTAAATCATTTAATTCAACACCAAAAGTTGAAGCTGTTGAACCAGCTTTTCTAATACTGTTAGCCAGATCCATTGTAGTTACAGCATAGTTGTTATCGACTTCATTAAGCTTATCTGCAATTGAAATGGAATCGTTTGCGGCGATGTTAAAGTTGAGCATCGCTGCGGTTAATGTATTTACGGTGTCATCAGGGGTGAGATCGGAGACGTTCTGAAGGACTTGTGCAGTTTTTGTTAGAGTGGACAGTTCACTTTCATCAAAACCCATACGTCCAAAATCGCCAGTCATTTGAAGAATATCTGAGATTTTATTCGATAGGGAATCCCCTAATTCAATGGACGTTTGAAGAAGCTCATTAAATTTGTAGTCTGGTTCATCCATTACACGACGAATGTTTGTCATGAGCGTATCAATTTCAACAACCTGAGAAACTATTGATTTAAGAGCAGTAACCCCACCAAATAAAGCAGAACCGGCTAGCATGTAAGCAGGCATTCCAGTAAAAGCTTGCTTTAATTTCTCACCAAAACTAGATACTTGTCTTGAAGATGAGCTTGCATTAGATTGAATCTCTCTAAACTGCATACTAAGACTTTGCATCTGTCTGGTAATATTTGGTGTCTTTACATTGAGCTGATTCACAGAATTAATATAGTTTTGCAATGCTCTGGAGTTCTCAGGACTGATAGATGTTCCATACCTATCCGTCAAAGATTTAACATTTAATTTAGCTTGTCTCTGATACAGGCTTAATTGATGTTCTAACTCTTTAGTTCTAGCTTTTAATGCTGCAGAGTCATCCAAGCGTTTCATTCTGTTAACGATCTGATCTATTTGAGAGGTTGTTCTTGCGGCGTTAATTGAACTGGATAGTCTATTGAGGACGGTTGAGGATAGTTGGCCTTTTTGTCTAAGCTGCTCTAATTTTTGGTTTAGTTTATCTATTGCCTTTTGTTGCTGGTCAAAGTTTTCTGTGGTTTTAACAGCTAAAGTTGCCCCGTGCCTATCTGTGCTATGGGTGACATCTTTAAACTCATCTCTATATTTAGTCACTGTTCCGGTGACACGACCAGTTGCATCATGTTTCGTTACTTTCTTTTGAGCTTGGCCAAGACGCTCCATTTGTTGTACGAGCTTACTTGCTGCTTTTGATTCCCGTTCCAAACTCTTTGTTGAGTTGTCTATGATTGTCCGTGTTTTCTCATGGATTTCACCACTCCGCTTATACTGCTGTGTAAGCCTTGTGATAGAACCATCTGCATTTTTAGTCTCAGTAATATTTTCTTTGACTGTCTGATTAAGGTGTTTTAATGCCTCTTCACTTTGCTTAAAAGCACTTGAAAACCTTTCAAGAGTTCTAAGAACTTTGTCGTCAAAGCTTACTTTGAGATTCAATGGATTGATTTTATTTTGAAGTGTGGATATATCTTTATTTAATTGCTGAACAGTCTTAGTTGATGTGTCAGCCACAGGAGTTAATACAATTTTTAAATTTTGAGACACTTGTTCTTTCACTTCCTTAGTAATTTTTCTACAAATAAAAAAAAGAAGTGCCTCAAAATTTAAAGCACTTCGTTTGTTTACTTAGTGGGCTTGTGTGCACCTATATAGTTAACGAACACCTCATAATGTCTTCCCCAGTCTCTAGGCGGGTAAAGAACTTCATACTCTTTGCCTTTATGAACGACTTTAACACCTTTATCTAATTTTTCGTTAGGCGGGCAGAAGATCATATTGGTTATGTCAGTTATTCTTCCTATCGCAGTTGGAGAACTAATTGATTCAACATAAGGCTGAAACGAACATTTGTATGGAACTAGAGTTTCTTGATCCTCATATATGTCTGTTCCCCAATCAGTCTTTTTACCTGTCTTCACCTTTTTAACCTGAATTAAATAATATAGATCATTGAACTTCAATGTGAGTCACCCTCCAGCAGTGATGTAAGGGGTTTTAAAGCTATCCAATTCAAGCTTAATATCATCAGGGAGTTTGTCGTAATAGCTTTCTGAAATACCCCCTCTTGTTTCCGCTTTTGTAGCCTCAACACCCTTTAACCTATACTTAAAGACAGCTATATCCTCAATGACACCTAGCAAATTATCTGGAATTTCATTTTCATTAATCTCACAGTAATTAATTACAAAACGCCGAGCTTTCTTTAAATAAAGTTCCAAAAGAGCATCTTCAGAGTCATCAGCAATATCTAAAAACAACTTCAAATTAGCCAATTGATCCATTCTATTCACCTGATTTCTCAGTTTTCTTCTGCTTCTTTACTGTTTTTTTCTTTTCCTTATAGCCTTGTTCCTTATAAATTAATTTAAAGGCCTTTTCTGTCAATTTCACTTCATTACCATTTGGATCAATGTAATCCTTCATATTAAGCACCTCATATTTTATTTAGATTTTTAATGATAAAAAAAGAGAGAGGATAACCTCTCTCGGCTTAATCTTGTTTATCAACCTTAGGAGTGATTGCTGCAAAAGCATCTTCCTTAATAGGTAAGAAACCAAGTCTCATAGTTGCCTTAATTGCAATCATATCGTTTTCTGCAAGTGAAAGAGGTTTACCATCGCCCATTACATGACCTTGTAGTGTAGCTTCCTTCAGGATTTCATATTTCAATCCTTCTCGAATACCAACCAATGAGTAATCAAAGTTACCTAAGATTAAATCAGCCTTTGTTTTGTCAAATCCACCATTTGAAGAAAACTCAACAGGGAATCCGTACAATTCATTTTGTGATACACCAGGAACATAAATTTGATTTCCGTTTGTGTCTCTTAGAGTACGTAGAGTATTTTTAATACCTCGATGCCCTGCAAATCCAGTTACATCTAATCCTGCATCTTCAACAAGAGCCATAGCATTTGAAACGTCAATATCAAATGTGCCGCCGGTTCCGTTTGCAATAAGATTTCCAGAAGCCTCAGCAGAGCCAAACAAGCTTTTCTTGAACGGAGAGTTGATACCAAAAAGACCCGCTCCATCAATAGTAGTGTAAAATGCTTTTTCAATTTCTGTTCGCAGTTCTGAGAAAACGTTGATAGTGGTGTCATTTAATTTCTCTTTAGTTACTGGAATGATTACACCGATCTTTTTAGCTTCAAGTTCAGGATGGATATATCTCACTTCGGATGTATTAATCCGTTCAGATTCTCCTACCCAGTATGCTCCAGGCCCATCAACCAAAACAGGAATCTTCTTTTTATCTGATTCCATAGGCTGAACCTTAGATAATTTGAGTAATGTTGAACCCTTGGTAATGCCTTTGATGATTTCTTTTTGAATTTGTGTAGGTACAAAACCTTCTAATTGATCTTTTAAAAATGCCATTTATAATTTCCACCTTTATTCTTTATTTTATTATTTCTAATAGTTTTATAGTCTTGATTGATTCTCATAAATAGCTGCCATAAAGTCTGAAGAGGATCCAGCTTTGTTGTTATTTACAGAAGCAGGAGGAGTATAGCTGCTATTCTTCAATCGGTCTTCAACCTGTTCTTGAATATACGGCTTCATAGACTCTTCAAATTTTGTTAAGTTTCCTAGAGTTACCTCTTCATTATCAGAAACAAGCAAATCAATTAAGTCTGCAGGAATCTTTTTATCTGATGCTGTTTTTAGTGCAATGGATTTCATTTTCTCAATTCTTGCATTGCGTTCAAATTCTTCATTTTTGAGTTCAAGTTCCCGAATTCTTTTTTGTTCAGGAGTTTCATCTGGATACCGCTTCTTAATTTCCTCTTCAAGCTTCTGAGGAAATGTGCTTTCCATCCATGAGTTTAAACTTGTGGAGAAGAATCTATCTTTTTGCGACTGCATCCACTTTTTAGCATCTTCATCTGTTTCAACGAACTGTTTAACACCATCAAGTGTTACAGGCTGCAACCCTTGAAGATATTGTTTTACCTCGTCATTATCTTGTTGTTCTTCAAAAAACTTTTTAACATCTTCTAAATTCATTTCAAATCACTCCATTCGCCCTTTCTAGTGTCAGTGACCCTAAAAAGTGCATATTTTTACATAAGAAAAAGGCTCTATTTATAGAGAGCCTGTAGTATTGCTTATCTCTAATGATTTAAGTTTTCTTTGGTGCTCAATCTCTTGTTCTCTTGCATATTCTTGTTCCTGTCTTCTCTTCTGCATCTCTACAGCAGGATTTTCAACATATGGTATTTGGGCTAGTATCGTTTCCCATGAACATACTTCAGATAATTTGCTTAATGAATCAGCTAAAGCAGTAATATCAGAAGGGATGTTCATTGTTAATTTAAGCTTAACCTTGCGATGATCGTATTCCTCGCCTTTTTGGATCTTGATAAACTTAAAGAAGTTCTTTAACCTCTTCTTAATTGCTGTTTCCAGCATCGCTTGTTTAAGGGAACATTTATTTTCCAAGGAGATTAATCTTGATCTGAGGGCTGCAGAAGATAAATTAGATTGAAGCTTTTCATTTGTGTCTACATGACTGGCCAACTTGTACATTTTCTCTTCAAGCTCTTTCAGCAAATTTTGGACAAATTTATCATCAATCTTCTTAATAAGATAATCAACACTTGCTTGTGTAGGCACTTGAAGAATACCCGTTTTCTTAAACTTTGCTGCGTCTTCATCAGTGATTTTTGCTCCGGTTATTTTCAAGAAAGCCTGTCTGAAATCAGATACCTCATTCACCAAATCAGATAAAGTGTTATTATAGGCATCATTTTCTGATTTGATATCATCTAACATACTTGTTCTTTCGTGATTTGCGGAGGTCACTTCAATTGGAGGTGTATCGAAGATATGTGTACGCTGCCCCACATAAATTAGATTATCGCTCCCATCAACATCAAAGTGTAAGATTGAATTACTTATGTAAACATCTACTTTTTCGTTATCAGAAAACAAATCATTTTTGTATATATGCAATGCTAAAATAACGTCTTTCTCAACATCGCCTTCTTCGATTACAAAGCAGTTCATTGGCGTTAATACAGCACACTTAAATTCATTGTCTCTGGTTGTGTATTGGATTTCATATGCTTCGCCAAATTTAGTTGCTTCTAGCATAAGTTTTTGATCGTGAATTTTAGACCAATGAGAGAAGTTATAATCAATCACATCAATCAATTGATTATTTCCATCTAAACTAATATAGGTCACTGGATTCCCTAAAGCATACGCAATTTCGTCATGAATAAATTTTTTAAAGAAATTCACGACTACTTTCATATTACTTCTACTCTCATTCATAGCGTAGTTCCTCATTATGCTATGATGTCCATTGTAGTATTCTTCGTATGTTTTATAAGTCTCCTGGTTTTCTCTAAGCTTTCTAAGACACTTCATTAACAAAGTTTCTAATTCAGGAGTTATTTGAATTTGTCCATTTCTTTTTCGCTTTAAAACTGTATCAACGATGTTTCTCAATTACTCACCTCCTTTAAAATAATGCTGACCTATCTAAAAAGTTAATGTATTGCACTTCTTGTAGCTCATCAATAAGCCTGTCAAACTCAGCTGTAATATCAGGAGCATCATCAAAACGTGTAAACTTTTCACCTTCATAGGCCATTATTTGATCAGTAAACTCTTTATCTTCTTGAGGAAATACAATAAAACCACTGTCTACCTTTCCACCAATGGCTCTAATCTTAGCTTCTTTGTTTTTCGTTTGATGTTCATTAATGATTTGAATGTCTCTTGCTGTTAGTGTACGATCTTTATTAATTTCTCTTTGAATATCACGTACATCTGCACCGCTAAACACGTTCTTCTCAATCCATAAATGCGTGATATCTGGGTATTCTTTCAATAAGGATATCACCTTTGCAATATAGTCATCGTATTCAAGTCTCTCAATACACGCTTTCCTAACCCATCTAAAGTTATTAGGAGTCTTAGAACCGACAATAAAAGCAGAATAATCGTGACTATCCTGTACCTCAACGGCTGGATCACAACAAAGTATTGTTTTTATGAAATTGTCTTTTTCCTTTTCAATTTCTTTTCTAGGTAATGTCTTGATATCATGGAAAGCTTTCTGCCCTAGCTTAGACGCATCATTCATCATTTCTTGTTTAAATGCTGAAGGATTAGGATAATACTTTCCAACGGCAAGATCGTAGCAATCATACTTATCTTCCCAAAGAACTGGGAATTTCATCTCTTCTTCATGCTCTAAATAGAACTTTTTAGCATCCTCTCCTGCATTGGGATTGGTTGCATCATATCGAATTTTCTTTAATTCAGCCCATTTGCCACTATTGAATAATTCATCAATATCGTCAACAAGAACTGCTTTCTTCACGATCCGTTTATACTGCACATCCTTTAGTATCCTTGAAATTAGGCAATCCCTGTGTAGAATTGTGCCGAGCATAATAAACTTTGTTCCCATCTTAACCTTTTTGCCATCCCTTATGACAGGATCATCACCAGCATAATCAGCATCTTGTGTCCATGTATTGTATTTCTTATCTCTTGCTTCTTGAGTTATAACATCAGCTGCCGATTGATAGTCATCTCCAATAATGCATGTAGGACGTTCTCCATTATGCCTCAATCCACGAACACTCGTTCCAGAGCTTATAGCTTGGATTTTGCAGCCGTTTGAGAAGTACATTTTCAACTTAATTGAACGTGTGAGCATATGTCCAAATGTATTGATTATGTAGGGGTTCTCGTCAAATGCTCGTCTGGTATCATTTATGAATTCAACTGCATCATCCTCTTTCTTCCCAGCTACAAGCGTAAAGTAGGATATACCGTATGCTGCTAAATATGTTGATAAGGCAAAGTTAACAGTTGTTGTCTTAGAGCTTCCACGAGGCATACAGAGGACAAGCTTATCGAATTCATCTTTAATGAACATATCATCAAGCGTATTCCATATTTCAAAATGGAAATCACCAAGTTTACGAGCTGTATTAGTAGGTTTTGCTTGGAAAGTATCCTGGAGGTAATATAGACAAAAGAATTCAAAACTACGAGCCCCAAGTGAATGAGCTACTCCATTTTTACCGAAGAGATTCTTCCCCTTCATCATTCTGTTTGTCCTCATTACTGCTTCATCATGAGTTGAACCATTTTTCAGGTAATCTCTATAAAGATACTCTCTAAGCAAATTCCTGTTTTCTCTTGTGTTGATTAAATCAGATATCCCAATCACCTCCGAGTTTTAAAATTATAATAAAAATTGTGTGGGTTGCTATCGGATGAGAGGGTGTTCAATCATTTAGAATGCCCCCTATTATTGATAACTAGCGTCCTTTCTGGTGCGTTTCAAACACATTTAGCCTATAGGTATCAGATTACGCATCAATGCTTATTTAGCCTGTAAATGCCTTTTAGAGAGGATTCTATCGGGTGGTTTTATACTCACAAAATGACTTACTTATACCATAACCATAGTTTGTAAAGGCATACGTTTATAAACGCTGTCTATCTCAGCAACATCACGTTTAAAAAGGTGTTATTTTATTTTTATAAACGTTTATAAAATGTAATAGACCTTTACAAACAAAAATGGTATAATAAAGGTACAATAAATGAGAGGATGACAAGCGATGATTTCTAAAATGTTTGGTTACATAAGAGTAAGTTCAAAGGATCAAAACGAAAACAGGCAGATCACCAATATGCTTAAAGAAGGCATTGCTGAACGTGATCTATTCATTGACAAGCAAAGTGGTAAAGACTTCGAAAGACCTGCATATAAAACACTCAAGCAAGTTGTAAGAACAGGTGATACTGTTGTGTTTGATTCAATCACTCGTATGGGTCGTAACATGAAAGAGACTCAAAAAGAATACGATTGGTTCATTGATAATGGCATTAAGCTTAAATTCATTAAAGAACCAATGATCAACTCAACTGAAGATCAAGACGATATTCTTAAAGAAGCTATACAGAAGATTGTATTGACTATCCTTACAGCCTTTGCAGAGAAGGAAAGGGAGGACATAAGAGAGAGACAAGCAGAAGGGATCAAAGATGCCAAAGAAAAAGGAAAGCACTTAGGACGACCTAAAAAGGGGTTTGACACATTAACAAAAGAGCAACGATCCACCCTTGAATCAGGCTACTCTAAATGGAAAAGCAAAGAGATTACAGGTGTTCAATTCGCTAAAGACTTACAGCTTACTAAGAATACTTTCTATAAAGTGATAAAAGAATATGAAGCACAGCTGACCCTAGCCAATTAATAAAAGCTAAGGGTCTTTTTATTCGTCTTCAGATAGCTTTGAAGCCGTCCACTCTTCTTCTTCCTTAGCCAATACATCTTTTGATACATTGTCATTGCTTCGATCATCTTTGATATTTAAAATATTCTCTGGATTACCTTCAGTGTATGCAAGTAATAGCTGTGTAGCCTTCACCCTTGCATTATCATTTGTGGATGATTCGCTGATCTTTTTTAAATTTTCAAAGAAGGCTTTTGTATCTCGACTTACTTCACGTCTAACTGAAAGTTTTTTGTAATGTAAAAGTCTGTCGTACTCCTGCGAGTATTCTTCTTCCTTTTCCCAGTTGTACAGAGTCGGTCTGGTCACTCCTACTTCCTTAGCAATCTCAGTCCTATTCAGCTTTCCTTCCACTAATAATTCAATTGCTTTTAACTTTCTTTCATCAAGCATAATAAATTTTACACCTACTTTATTTTTTACATTTTTCTTGTGATAAGAACGCTTTAAGATCGCACTTACATTTAGCATATACAACCCCAGATTCTATTTCGTGTAATCCTTCAGGTTCCCCACAGCTTTTACAGCAAGCCAATTCATTTTCTACAAAGGCGTTCTTGTATACTTCTAATGCTTTGTCTTTAAAATACCTTTCAAATGTAGCCAGTTTAGTCTCATCATCCTTAAAACTGATCTTTTCTGAATCAATCAGCTTATTTTGCCTAATGACATCGACAGTTTCTCTGGATTCCGGATGAAGCAAGTGAAGTGCAATTTTAACGCCATAATACACTTTTTCACCTTCATCTGAATTCTCCATATACACATTGTAATCACAAACCTCAAGATACATGTCCACATCTAAAGTTGTTTTAATTCGACCTATTTTTTTAGCTGTACTCATTTTCAAATTCCTCCGTTGTATGTTGTTTTATTTATTTGTCTCGCTTCATAACACAAATAAAAAAGCACCCGTTGCTGCGGATGCCTTTACCTTTTCCTCTTATAACTTTCGATATCTTCTCTTAAAAATAAACGATCACGACTTGTTGTTTTAATGGGTACTAATGTTTCACGATCGACCAACTGTTTTAAGTTTTGACGACTACAGCCAATTATCTCAATCGCTTCAGACGTAGTTAAAATTTCTTTTGCAATAAAATCTTTTAAATCGTCCATGCTGTCAAAAACAATCTTAGTCATTTCGAAGGTTCCTCCATTTAAGGAAAATGTTTATGATAGTAACTACCAACCAGATCAACGCTAATACCATTGTTAGTATATCTAAGGTGCTGAGATGAGCATAATCAAAATTCGAAAACAGCATAATAAACAGAATAAAAAAGAATATTGTTGTGACATCAACCAATTTTTTCATGTGTTTTGAGTACGGAATGAAAAGTGTTATAATAATAAGAGAAGGGGAATAAATCCCCTCTAGCTTATGAGCGACGTTTCTTCTTGGCGGGAGAACGTCGTTTTTTGTTTTTGCTTGCCTTCAAGTCCTTGATGTTCTTGATCATGGTTGTTATTCCTGCTAGGATTGCAACCACCCAAGCCAAGTCCCGAAGGATAAGCTCTAACTTTTCCATACTCATTTTCCCTCCTTTCTTAACTTAATTATAACACTTACGTTTACTATCGTCAATCTATTTATTTTATTTTTATCCTTATTTTTCACTTTTTTCTAGCATGAAAGGAGGGTGCTAATAAATCCCACATGGTGTTTTCTGTCCTTGTTTTAGACATTTATAGTCGCTCGCGAATCGACTTTGTTTAAATCTGAATGGTTATTTTTCTTCCAGTTCAGCTACTGTATTAATAATCATCTGTTCAAACTCTTCAGACTTAGCAGATCCTAATTTTTCAAAATTGGATCGAAGTCTATTAGCTATGATGTTTATTTTTTCAAGTGATTCTATAGGAAACTCATTAAAGATTGGATAAAGGAGATCAGTGTTCATTAACTCGTAATAAAACTCAAACTGTTTCTTAGTATCATCAGGAATATCCAAGTCACTGAACTCTTTCACGACATTAAAACTTAACCAATCATTCATGCTGATCTTACTCAAATCAATACCTTGCTCTTCAGCTTCTAATAGGGCTTTCGCAAAATTCTCAAACATCTTTTGTAGCTTGAACATACCAAACTGAGGATAAATGTATACATGATACTCATCATTGATCTGAACCTTTTGTTTCTTATCAACACTTTTTGATAGTGTCTTTACACCTGATACGCTTAATTTTTTCGATGTCATTTAATTTCTCCTTTGCTTTCATTGTTATCATAAGGCTTCCCTACAATTTCTTCGTACTGTTCGGGGGTAATCCAGTCTATTTCAACATACGTCCTTATATCAGCGTCCGTATAACACTTCCAGTCATAGAACTGCTTAATATCTGCAAATTCGGGGTATGAAGCCATTTACTTACCTTCCTTCAAGTCAGTAATATCTTTTTGTAGTTGTGCGATTAATAGAGCTGTATCAGCTTCTCGTTGTCTTCGTTGAGCATTTTCCTTTTCAGCAGCAGCCACTTGTAACGATAATTTAGCATTCTGCATTTTCAAAAGATCAACCGGTGAAGATACTCGCCCATTTTCAATTTGTTTTTCTAGTTCCTCTTTTTCTTCCTCCGTTGCAGCTTCTGTCCATAACTTATCTGATGTATGATACATCGCCTTTATAAAAGAAGGCGGCTGAACGTCTGTGCAATTCTCAGGGATTGTACAGTTTCCTTTTTCATCCGGTTCAACAATAACGGGTTTGGTTAGAATGAAATTTTCATCATACTCATAAACCTGAATCATGTTGTGTCTCCTTTTTGAAAGCCCACGACTACGTCCAGATAGTAGCCTCCGCCCATCTTGTTTGAGTCAGCTGGGTCTGGGTATTTTATTTTCAAATCACCATTATCGTAAATTATCAGATTAGCTGTTCCACCTGTTCCGCTGAGTGGTACTGATTTTACAGCACCGCCAAATGGTACTAATTCTGCAGGTATTGAGCCGAACACAATCTCTGGTTCAGTTCTAACATGACCTCTTAAAACTAACAACGCTCCCCATTTTGCGTAAATGGGCGTTCGTGTACCTACTGTAGCTCCATTTTTTAGCATGATGTTGGCATATGTAATAGCACCGTTCCATGTCTTCCGTTCAGCTACCGAGACGTGTCGTTCTTGGTTTTCATTATGATCTTTGAACTGCTGGGTCATATCATTCCAGTAACCTTGGTCTTCAGCCGTAACATGAACACTAGTGTCATTCAGATGATTATCAAAGTCACTTTTAGCAGCTTGTTTTACATTGTCTACCTTCTCAAGCCCAACCTGTGCAGCAGTAACATTGTGTGGGTTTGATTGATTGTTAGTGTGTTCAGCTAAAAAAGACTTTGACCTTTCATCGGAGCTGTTCCAATAACCGCGCTCATCCTTTGTGATATGTCTATCCTGGTCTGCATCGTGAGCGTCAAAGTCAGCCTTCGCTGCTTGCTGTACATTATCAACTTTAGACAAGCCAACTTGGATTTTAGTAACTGCATGAGGATTTTTCTTATCGTTAAGATGGTCATCAAAAGCAACTTTTGTGGCTTGCTCTTCATTAAGTACATTTGATAATCCGACTTGTTCTTTTGTGACTTGATGTGGATTCGCATTGTTTTGAATGTGCATTTTTAAATCGAAATTCTGCTTCTCCATGAACTCATCAACTTTTTCATTCAAGCGTTTTTCATGATCAGACATGTGAGATTCAGTTCTGAAAAATTGATCTTTAAGATTATTAATTTGTATATTGTTTTGTTTAAGTTGACCTATAAATTGTGAATTAGACATTGATTATTTCTCCTAAATAAAGAAGACCTTATTAAAGGTCTTCCGTCCAAATATCGTCCCAAATGTCTTTCCAGGCTGGAGAATTATCAGAAGCTGCTGAAAGTGATTCATATGGATGCTCTTCGTCAAAATCCTCTTCAAAGAGCTTTTCAAAATCACTCAGGCTTATGTAATAATTGTCCTCCTCTGAAAGCAGTAAATACGCATCTTCAATACCATCAACGGTTTTAAACTTTCCGCATACATCATGAAAAGTCATTATTCCATCCCCCAAACAATCATTTTAAAACCAGTAATATCAACAGTTCCAGATGCCTTAACTGTTAATAGCACTTTTGGGCAAACGAAGGGCAACTGTTTTTGAATTGGATAGTTTGAAACAAATGCAGCATTACTGATTAAAGTTGTGCTATCACTTGCTGATGTTGATGAATAAAAAGGAATACTCTTCGGCACAGAATAAGCACTGACTGTAACTTTGCTATTTGTGCTGTCAGTCTGTGTTGTATACAGAGCAACGCCATAAGCTCTAAACACTCCTAAATTCTCAACAAGATCTAATGTGTACGACTTTGTTGCACCAACTGCCACAGTATCATTATCTGTTAAGACAGATTCCTCGTATGACTTTTGGATCTGAGTTTTAATAGGAACTGTGTTTCTCACAAGAACTGGAATAGATGATTTGTTTGCAACATTAACATCAAGAGGCTGATCAGTTTTAAGATCAACCTCTAATGGAATAGTTGAATGTTCAATTGATACAGGCGTTATAGGGTTGCCAGTACCATCATCTTTTGCAGAGGTAAGCGTAGTTCCATCTTTATTTAAGAAAGGAATCTTCAACGCCTCCCTTATGCACTTGCGCCGCCAAGATCAACGCTTTGCTTTGGAGACTCAGTAGGTTTCTCACCTTTTGATCCATCTGCTTTACGTTTAACCCGAATGAAACGCCCAAGAGAATTATCAACTGCAAGCGCTGTGAATTTGATTTCAGGTGTAATTGCGTTGCCGGCTTCAAAGTTTAGCTCTGCTTCACCAGAAGGAGAGATTTTATCGAACTGAATATAAAGATCACTATGGATTGTTTCAGTTTCTGGGTCGTACTCTAAAGTGTGATATTCCATCTCATAAGCTTCAGAGAATGCATCAGCCTTAATTTCAACAATTTCGCCTTCAGCATCAATTTTATATCGTGCTTTAACTTTCGCACCCTCTTTTGCAAAAGTTGTAGGGAGTTGACCTTCTGTGGTTTCAGTTTCCATAAGATAAGACTCTCCTTCGCTATTCTCGAAAGAAACTGTATCAACTGGAGTCTTGCTAAGAGTTACTTTTCCATCTGACTCAACAGTAAGCGTCTCATCCTCCCATACTTGCACCGTTCCATTTTCAACCTTGACTCCTTGCTGCATGGCCAACCAGTCCAAGCTGAAGAAAGCATTTTTGATTGTCCCAGTAATATTCTTGTCAGATTTCATTTGGAATAGGTTTTTGTTTCCCCATCCACCCTTTAGATAATCTTCCTGGATACTTTGAGACAGGCTAGTTGTTTGTGCTTCAGCAGTTGCAATAACTTTCCCGTCAGATTTTCTTTTCATAACAACGTTACATACATCATGAATTACTGTCTTTTTACTCATTTATTAAAATTCCACCTTGTTTTTTAATTTGAGAATAATTTCTCTAGATTTCTTGCTTCTTTCTTAGTTATGTAATTTTTCTCTTCTTCAAATAAATCTATATGTTGACTCCAAGAACCGATGTTTTTAGCAGCTTCCGGACTTACAGTAGAGAGTACAATCGCAGCAGAGCTATTTAAAAAAGCAGCTCCTCTGAAAAAATGAGAGTGAAGTTGAGGAAGCGTTAATTCAAGAACTTCAGCGGATGAATACCCAGTAAATTGAACAACACAACTAACAATATCGGAGAAATCATAATTGTTCTCAGACTGTTTCAACGCTCTACTTTTCTTGTTGAATTTTTCAAGTTCAGAGTTTTTGCTAACCTTTTTTTCTTTTAAACAATGCATATCAAGAATTAACTTACGGATATCGTGAAAATTCTTCTCGTCTACAGCTTGGAACGGATCAGGGTTATTAAACACCTTCGCAAACACTCTTTGGTAAGAGGCTCTTAACTGATCCATCACATGAACTATGTCCAACAAAGTTGAAGCGTTAAAATCATTGATCAAGCTATCCAATTGACCAAATTTATTGTTTTCTTGAAATTCAGCTATTATTTCAGATTTTGATTTAACCATTTGAGAGAGATCATTTACGAACTGAGGATAATCTTTAAGTCTAATGAAGTGGCACTCTCCTATATCTGTTGAAATAGGAGTACCTAAAATAAAGAAGTCCTTTGAATATTCCATTATTGTGGAGCTCCAAAGGAAAAGATGAGTTTATAGCCGAGGTATCCATCAGGGGGATTAGCTATCAACATTCTATTGATATTAACAACCTTACCCACACCAGCAACATTTTTATCGTAAACAATATCAATTAGCCGGTCTATGATTTTGAGACTCCTAGGATCATTGTCTTCAAAATGGTCAATATGGGTGTATACATCAATCATTACATCCTGGGAAGTAATACGCTTATTGTGTGTAGTATAGCCGTTACCAAAGTACATGCAGATCCGACATTGAGGATCATCTTCTTTTAAATCGTTAGATTTAGGAGCTCTAACAATAATTCCTTTGAGGATGTCATCAAAATCATCTCTTCGCTGCACGTCTATATTAGCGGGATTACTCAACTCTTTATAATAAGCAAGATTCATTAACTCACTGTCTCTTGAAACGAGCTTGAAAATGCCTATTAAGTCATTTGCTAATTTGCTCATATCATCACCTCCTTCCTAAATGTTTAATTAAAATCTATAAAGAGGCTTACCATTGGCCATCTCTTTTATTTTTTCATTTGCTTTTCTTAATACTTCTGGATCAATATTTTTAACCAACTCTTGAAACTTCTCATTTGGCTCGCCCCATCTTGGCTGTTCTTTTTTATTTTCCATTACCGAGCACCTTCTCTAACATCAAAATCGCTTTACTAGCTCTATACCATCCTTCGCCTTGACAGTAGCATTCCATATCCCATGTATTCTCAAAAAACAAATCGCATTTCTTACAGTAGTATCCTGACTTGAGGATCTTCGTATCAGTAACCTTATTTTTTTTCATTTTATTATTCCTCCAATTGTTTTTCTCATTTAAACACGATTACGGGGGCACTGAGGATGCCCCGCACATAGTCATGTTAAAAGGAGAAACCCCGAACCAAAAATGGTTCGGAATAAGAACAAAAATAAAATCAAAGGAGTAAAACTAATGAAACCCCGAAACCATTTATTTAACGTCGCTGGAGTCGGCCTGTACATCTCTTCAGCACTGTTTCCGCAATGCTGTTTAATGTAGTAACGACAAAGAATTAGATCACTTTGATTACTCTACGCTTTCCGTTTTCATACTCAGGCTTAGAGTAGACAAAGTCTTTCATTCTTTGAATAAGCTCAGGTGACATATCTGAATCATAATTCAAAAAGGAGCTGATTTTTGACTGAGCACAACCGCATTCTTTCGCAATTTCCGTTTGAGTTAACCTTCTTTTACGAATATCTAGCCATAGCTTATGTCTATCAATTTCCACTTATAGTCCTCCTTCCATCAATAAATTTTTATTTGAAATAATTATCTAAAATAAGGGGGGCTGATCACTATGATCAGCATTCTTTGATTATTTAGGAGGAATAACCAAAAAACTATAGATGTCCAAAGTTGAATTAAACAATGTTTGGGTCGAAATTGCATAGTATGGATTTTTGTGATAAATTATAATAACGGAATCGTATAAATAATTATCCATAAATCAATACTTCTTTTTTCTTCCCTAGAAGAAGATTATAGATATCACTATACAACTGGAAAAACCCTTGTATATCAAGGGCTTTTCCATCTTCATTTATTTTCTTATAATTTAAGCGTGACATTTTTTATTTTTACGTTCTTTTCGTTTTCTCAGCTTATCTAACTCTCTTTTCCTCTCCTTTTGACACTTATCACACCTAGTTCCCTTTTCGATTTCCCGCTCACAATCAACACATTTAATAGCTCTGCGAATGTTCTTTTTTAAATTCCTTACAATGTTATACCCAAAACAATTGTAGAGAGTATCCTTATGCTTAGAGCATTTAGTCTTGAATAGATATTCAACCAATATATCTGTTATGTAACTGCTGTCTCTAATACTCAGCAAGGTTTCTCTGATCTCTTTTGTTACATGCCATTCTGCTTCTTGACGAGAAACATTTTGTTTTTTCTGTTGTTTGGCCTTCCAGTGCTTATTACGATCAAGCATAGTATAGACTGTCACAATCATTGTATCTTCAACCTTTTTTTTGCTATAATCTTTGAGTAATTCATCTTTTATTTGCAGGAGAATTCCCTTTGTACCTAATTCCTTTTGCTGTTTTGAATACAACTTGTAGAGTTCATTAAATCGTGTCGATACCTCTTGATCAAGCTCAAGATTAGTATTCTTATTCTTCAGTTTTGTGTAATCAAATTTACCCGCCAGCCTCTTAAAGTTCACCCTGTTATTCGGTATTTTTTCACCCAACCGATTAACTACAGAATCATTTCTTGGTCTGACGTTCTTTCTTTTCTTGTCTTTTGCGTAAATAAAGAAGTGAGGAACTTTTCTGTTATAAGTCCCTTTCAGGAAACCATTAATTCTTTGACTAACATGTTCAGGACGGGTTGGTTTGTATAAGGTCTTGGCATAATCAATCTCAAAGTTATTTTCCATGGTAAGCCATTTGATCACGTCTAAATCAACCTTATCACTATTCCACACCTTGGTTATGTTATTACTATACTCACCAATGTTTACCTCAAACGCTAATTCCAAGCTTTTATAGATGTTCTCATTATTGATTTCTTGGTTTTCTGCTGTCTTCATTTCATAATAAAGGGGAACAATATCATCATTTTTCATATTTCTTTCTGCTATCTCAACAAAAGTGCTGTCGCTAACTAAAAGTGCTTTATCTCCGTCCACATCAAACTGCAGAAGTCTTGACAAGGCATCTTTAGTGGACGTATACACACCTTTCGTAATGAACCAGTCTTTAAGATCATCATTTAACTTGTTGATCCTAATGCCATGCTCCCTAGATAGATGAGGAGGCCTTAACACATCTAATTTTTGCTGATTATTAAAAAGCTTACAGCTAACCTCTCCGTCATTTAGTAAAACCTTCGGATCAGAATCACCACAAAACCAATAACCGCAAGCAGCATACAAATCTGGAATAATAAAAGTATAATGAGAGCCTTCTAGCAGAATTTTTCCTGCTTTTGCTTCCTTCACCAAACGCTTTTTATTCTTCTTAATAATCTCCTTTGAATGGTTATCATTTAGCAACTCAGGATAAATCAAATGGGCTTTCTGAAAGTTATTTTTATGGGTATTGCTTTCAACGGCTCCTATAACCTCAAGCATTGATTCTTTATCTTTGTAAAGAGTTTGGATCCTCTTCACTGTGTTTTCTGAAAGCTTATCTAACTCTTCATCTGTCGTGTCGGTTAGTGTCTGGATCATTTGATAATTAAGTTCACTGTTTTTAAATTCATCCTCTTCTTCATTCAACTTGGCTGCCTGACACTCATACTTCTTAAATTTGGATTTGTAATCATCCCATGAATCATAATGTTTCCAGAGCTTAAACTGACTCTTCGTCAGGATAATTTTAATACCGTCTTTAACAATATCCCATTCCTTGCCGTATATATCTTTAATTTTGGTCTTCCGGCATAATTTAGAATACTCATCAAATGGAAATGGGACTAACATTCCTTTCATAAAAGGGGCTCTAAACATGAATGCACTTTCCGAAAGCTCTGGGAGTATCATTCCACAGCCATCCGTATGATTTATTGGAATAGACTTGTACTCTCTTTTAATTTCGTATGTTTCATCGTTTATGTAATCAACCTCAGTGGACACATCCGTCTCAAAATCATTTACAACTATACACTCATCAATATTAAACCCTTCCCATAATGTACTGGCGCTATTTGATAAGGCAAGGTAAGCGATCCATTTGTTAATGCTCATGCCGCCCTTAGAATTAATTACCTCTTCACTAAGCCCACACATCAGAGTGTTTTTCTTCTTCAGATACGTCTTTTCTTTGATGAATACACCCTTCTTTTGTCTAATTTGTCCTGCTGATGAAGCATAGTAAACATATTTTTCATTATTAAAATAATAACCATTCTGAACCAAGCTTCTAAAAACGTTATGGTAAAAGGATTCAACTATCATAATCTCCTCAGTGATCTGATCGTAGTCCAATCCAAGTGTTCTAATTAGCACTGAATCAAATAAAGAAATAACCCTTTGTGATCTAACTTCTCCATCTTTTGTTTTAAGCGAATCACCTCTAAGGGTTCTTGTCCCTTTAAAACTTTGCTGCTCTTCAATTAATTCATCTTTCTTTTCGTTAATCCAACAGTTAGTAATTTTTTTAAGACGGTTGATTTTCGCTTTGTTGTATTTGCAGGCCATTAGCTCATCAATATCATTCGAAAGCCTGGACTCACTTTCACCTTTTTTCTTGATATATGTAATTAGCGATTGCTCCAATTCCTTAAAGCTTCTTTCTTCCTCAATGAGCTTACCAGTTAGATCTAAATGAATATCAGATACATTTGAATCATTCATTTTCGCCACTTTTTTTGCCAACTTCTGCAAGAACTTTTTATAAAGGCGAAGTTGAAGCAAATCCTGATTTAATTTTTCTTCTTTATCATTATAAAAAGCAGATGAATCTAAAGAGTAAACGAACACTGATTTAGTTAAATTTTCATTTTTCAATAAGTAATCCTCCAATTAATTATAGTTTAGGTAAGTATCCGATCATAAATAAATATGGCGAACAATTTTAATTGTGAGACAGGACAGCAATTTTTAATTGTTGGCCAGAAGATTCTAAAGAATCTTCTAGATTATCTTTTTTAACTATTTTTGAGACTATTATTTAAACTATTCTAAAGTGTATTATTAAGTTATTATAGCGAGTCGCCATACCCTTTGAGCCCAGTCGTGGCAAGGGGTTGAAAACTCATCACAAAAATCGAATTCACATTTTAAATAATTGGGCTTCTGATTTTTGAAATTAGGTTCTTCATTTAAAAAATTGACTTCTTAAAAAGGCAAATTAACTTCTTCAAATAAAATATCATCTTCCTTTTTATAAAAACTGACTTCCTCTTTTTTTAACTTCAGTTCCTCCAATGTCTTTACATTAAAGTCTGGAATGAATTTGGATGAGGTTTCATGACCTGCTTCCATTTGTATTTGATAGTTATTGGGGTACATTTGTCGAATTAACTGAGCACCGTCAATATTTAATGATTTCAATTTTTCAATATGATCTTGTGTTGTCTGCGGTAATTTTCTACGTGTTTTTGAAGCGATAAGGCTATACCTCATCCACACCTGGTCTTTGTCTTTTTTGCCATATGCATATGTTTTTAATAAAAATAAGTATGTAATGAACTCTGTGCGGCTCAATTGTCCTTGCGTGAACAAATTAAGGTCTTTTAATGATACGAGAAAGAAATTTACAGGTACGGGCTTATCCTTGCCTTTTTTATGATCTGGAATTAAATTGGGATACCAATGTTTTACTTTCTGATTGCTTTTTGTAGAAGGGTTATAGACAACTTGATTTTTTTCAGTTATCAGGTTTATTATTCTTTCCTCACCATCATCAGTTAGAAATACTTTAGATTCATGAGGAGAGTAGCGACAATTGCACGTTACTTTGTATTCTCTCAGCCTACTAATCACTACTCTTATTTGTTTTTCGCTGCAGCCAATCCAAGAAGCCAATTCTTTTGCGCTTAAAGTAATCTTGTTTAGCATCATGATTTGAAGATGAATATATGTGATTAAGTCTAACTCTGACATGTTGAGTTCTTCATTAACATAAAGTTCATCAAATATCTTATTGTTGACCAAGAGGTACTTAATGCCGCTTGACTCTATAATTTTTTGGATTTCTTCTTTCCCCTTAATATGTTTTCGCTTTGATTTCAATAAACATTCTCCTTTTGTGCTTATTATTCTGGTGCTTAGACTTCCTTATGGGAGCTTCTAGCAATCACATTTCATTTAGTACCCTTTGAACAGTTTCGTCTTTCTCATAAAGCCAAAACCGCTTATTTCGAGTGCTTAAAGCTTCACAGATTGATGACGCTCCTGCTGCTCTCAACTTTCGGTGTAAGTTAATTGAATAGCAAAAGAAATACTTTGATTGTTTCATAAAAAATCTCTCCTTTTAAAAGAGAACTCATCCATTAAGGACGAGTCATCTTGATTGACAATGCGGTTTTGAGTTTAATTCAGTAAGTCTCTTCATTTCAGATTCAGTGATATCGTCATCATAAAGCTTAGACAACAATTCCTCGTACTCTGCGGACTCTAGCATTTCTAAGTAATCAATAGCGCTCATAATCTCTTCCCTCCCCTTTAAATTAAATTCAAGTATTCTGACGGCTTACTGTTTTCAATAGCTGTAACAACCGGCGCTCTGTTTTCATTTGTTTCAAGTTTGCACCACAGTTGCTCCCCACTCTCCACATTCCTACCGTTAAATTTCGATATATCAGCGTAAGCTTCCGGACAATATGAAGAAGATAGCTTAATTAAACCGGTGTCAAAACACTCTGTAACCGTCATTTGATGAAAACCGTTAGATGAGAATTTATCCAGGTTCTCAAGCATAATCCTTATGTCATTTTTTAAATGTTCCGATGATTTTCTATATGTAACTTTCTTGCAAACCCCATCACGCATTATGTAAGGCAACCCAATAACCACTGAATCATATGGCTGCGGGCTAATAATTTCTGCTGTGTAACCATTTGTGCTAAGTATTGCATTATGTTTTAGGCTGTAATAAACCGGCTTGTCTTCATTGATCCGCTTAAAGCCATTAGCTAATGCTGCTAAATCAATTCTTACGCTTCTTCTAGCCGACATTTAACCCTCCACTTATTTTATTTTTACTCTAAAAAGTGTTAAAAAAGTAGGAAAGCCATTTAAGACTTTCCCCTATGTAGCTACTACTTAGCCACGTCCAATTGTTGCAACTTTAAATACAGTATCTTGCCCTGCAGCAACGTCTTTAACTGCCTGATTCGTAGCATATCCTGCAACAAATAGAGCAACAGCGCCAGCAGCTAATCCAAGTTTAATTTTCATTGACATATCCTCACCTCCTTTCAAGTTTCCACGTAGAAACATTTAAATAGTCAATTAAACTGTGATTAATTCAAGAAGAGCCTTATTCTCTCCTAATCTTTCAAGCTCATCCAGAGGCAACTTAATGCAGAATGTATCATCTGATTCTTTAAAATATCTCACAGACTTAAAGAAATACTCCTTACTGTCTGTACAAAGCCCCTTATAGTAGAAGTGAAAGGCTAAGATATTTTTGTTCTGCTCTCTATTCTCCAGGCTTTCAAGGATCCTGAGTGCTTCACTCTTTTTGCCTTGTTTGATCAGTGAGAAGACTACTCCTTGCTGTTCTCCAACCTCTTCAGAATCATGATCAAGGAACTCATTTTCCACTCCGTAGTAATTTTCCAAGAAAGATAATGAGCGTCTAAGCTCTTTATAATGAAACTTACCTTCTTCTGTAAAATTCAAACCATGCATAAAGCTTTGCTTAGCTGCTTCATAGTCTGAAAATAAAAGGGTGTTTCCATGAATTAAATAGCCACTTGCAAAGAAATTGTCCGAAATAGCACAGTTAATTGTTAAACCAGCATATAGCTGAGCCTTTTTTAAATCACCGATGCCTAATTCAGCATTAGCTAACATACTTAGCAGTCTGCAGCGATACGATGATTTGATGTAGCTTTCTTCTTCAATAATATCCAGGTCAATTTCATTTCCAACCTCGTACATCAAACGGTATTCTGCAGTCTGTAAACATATAGGGAGAATCATTAAACGTGAAAATACTTTACACTCTGGGGTTTTCAAGTCCATCTTTCCAAACTTTCGTGAAGCTTCAATTCTATTTATTTCACCTTTCTGAAGCTGTCTATGTATTTGATACACATTTCCAAATTCATTTAGAATTGGATCTATAGAGTAACGGAACTTTTCAATAATATAGTCCATTTCTTCATAATTTTCATTCAAGTCTGCTTGTTCCAAGAGTCTGACTTTTTTGAGAGCGCTTTGTCTGTTTTCATCTTTTAATAGTTTCATGTGTAAATTCCCCCTACCGGCTAATGGATCATCCTTATTTTTTATTTTTGTCTCTATTAACAATATACTCCAGACAAGCATTCCAGTCAATGAATTTATTTTATTTTTATTCTTATTATTTACTTTTGTATCTGATTAAAAGATGTTAAGATTGGTTTGAGGATAAAAATAAAATAACTCATAACGAGAATATCACCAGTAAATGGAGAGATTTTCGCAGGAACATGTCAAATTATCACCTCCCTATATTCATTTTAGGGATAAAAATAAAATAAGAGGAGTTGGATTGATGACAGAAGCTATTAGGCTGCAAGCAGAGCAATACATGGAACAGAATATTGAAAGGCTAAATTCTTTTTTTCGGGATATTAGGAGCAATACGATTGATACCCCACCATCAAGCACTGTTCGAATTAAAAAGCGAACGTTCTTAGGAGAATTTAAATTAGAGGATTACATAGATAAGCAGTTTAAGAGTTACCTGCAGAGCGAACGCCTTTAAAAGTTTACACTAAGCATGGATACATATTTAGATACTATTGAAAAAGCACTTGCCATCAAGTATATTGATCGGTGAGTGCTTTTATTTGGAAATAGGAGGGATTCAATGAAAACATGCATATACGCCAGGAGATCAACTTTAAAGCAAGGTCAGGCTGAAACGATTGAGAATCAAATAAAAATATGTGAGCGCAAAGCAAAAGAATTAGGCCTCACTATAGTGGATATTAAAACTGATTCTGCTTCTGGTACAGACGATAACAATAGACCAGAAGTTAAAGAATTACTTAAAGGTGCAATTAATAAAGAGTATGATTGTGTAATCATGAAAGGTATCAGCCGTATTTATAGGAAGACTAGTAAAGGTTTAGAACTTATTGAGAAATTAGATAGGCATGGTGTCAGAGTTATAACTGTAGAGGAACACTTTGATTCCCATGCAAGAGAAAATAGAAATGGCATAGGGAACTTGGATACATCAAGAATAACCATGTATTTAATGTTCGCTGAAAAAGAGTCTCAGAAGCTCGCTGAACGGATTAAATTCACACAGATAGAAAAGGCTTATGCCGGTGAATGGAATCAAGCCAGCAACGCTCCAATTGGATACACGTATGACTCTGCAACAAAGAAACTAAGCATTGATAATTCGAAGTCGTATGTTGTAAGAAAGATTTTCAAACTATATGAACAAGGCATGGGAATGAAAGCGATAGCCCATTACTTAAACGGTGATAATCCCGACAAAAAAACTTATCCATCAAGCAAAGGTGGTCGATGGAGTGAGTACACAGTTGGCTATATTCTCAAAAATAGAGCATATGTAGGCGATGTTGTATACAACAAGAGGAGTAAGAAAGAGCGCCCTTATAAAGCTCCTGAAGCGTTAGGAAAGACTTCTGATGATATATGTATCATAAACGACTACAACAAAGAGGAAGACTGGATAATCGCTGAAAATGCACATGAACCTTTAATTGAAAGAGAACTCTTTGATAAGATTCAAACTATGATCAGTACAAAATCAAGAAGAAAAGGTATTCGTTCTAATACATCTCTATTCGCAGGAATAGCCAAGTGCGCTAAATGTGGGACAGGTATGACATTTAAAAGAGGGCGAAAAAACTCTTTAGGACAGGTTGTAACCAAAGACAATTATTACTGTATGAACTATATTCGCTATGGAAAGCAGTATTGTGACTCACATCATGTGGGAGCCAGAGAGCTACAGGAAGCGATATTTAGTGATTTAGAGCATATCTTGAATAGTAAAGACAAACTTCAAAGGGTGTTTGATAAAAATAAGAGTGTAATGAGCCTGGATGAGAAGAAAGCTAAAGAAAGAATTGTCGGTATCCAAAAAGAAATGGATAGTCTTATCAAAAAGATGGACAAGCTGCTTGAAAAAAACTTAGCTGGTGATATCTCAGACACTCAGTATAAAACTTTTAATGAAAAATATTCAGCAGAACTTGATAATCTAACTGACGAGCTTAAAAAAGCTAGATTAACAATTGCCAATATGTCAGAACAGGCTGATAACGAAATGAGGTTTCGGCAAAAACTAAGCAACGCTATTGGGATTAGAAATAAGACTATTGAAGAGCAGCGTCACATCTTGCTAGGCTTAATTGATTCTATTGTAATCAACGGAAATGACATTGAAGACATTGCTTATAAATTTGAGAGGGTGGATTGA